GCAGATATGGGAGACATGGTATCTATTGTATCTGAGTGTGTGATGTCAGCAAGTGTATTCTCTGAAGATAAGGTCATTGTGGTTAGGTCAGCTAATGCCCATGCAAATTACATGACAGAATCACATCGTGTTGCATATAAGCAGATATTTTCTTCTACTTTGACATCATTAACCAATTCTATGAGAGATGCAGATTGGCGAGCTGGTGTTGATCCACTCCTAGTTGGTATGAATATATCTCCTGATGATGCTCTAGATTGGCTTCATATCTGTAGAACTTTAATCAGAGCAAGCCCCCATAGAACAACTCATAGCCCATACAACAAAACATCTGCGACAATCGAGATGTACAAGTTCTATGTTATCCTTAAGCATATGAAAACAAGAGCTCCTAGTAATCCAGTACTTGCTGAGGCTTATGCGAAGACATGTCTACTTACACCTCATTATATCAGGGAGCTTCGCAGATGTTTAACTCGGTTCAGGGAACCACTCGGTCCAGATCATGAAATGATGCTGAGAAAACCGCTCAGTGACGAGTGCATATCTCGACTTATGATGCATCATAGAGAATTCATCAGAGGTCACAGATACGGTACATACCCAACCACTAACGCGACTGATATTATCTCATGGGTTAGGGGAACATTACATGTTATGTATCAATCAATTATTCTAAGAGCATCAACTCAGTTAATGGAAGTTCCTGTATCATTTGTCACGGCAGTCAATGATATGCCACCAATCATGCCATTTGCTAGTGCGGCTATGTCTAGCGTATCAGTCCCAGCAGATTTCTTGTCAGGATATGACATCAGTGATGCTACAGTGGCAAGAGCTACTCCCATTGTACAGCTACTGTCTGCTCACATTGCCAATTTTGCAGTCAGATCTGGACTACACGGATTAGATTACAATGAATCAACGCCTCCCTGGTTATCATCAGTAATTGTAGATTCAGGACATTATGGTGCAGGAGGACCTGTGATCAGGAGCATAGCTGAGTCAGTTGTTGGTGATGTGTCATATGTAGTGAGGAGATATACTTCAGTTGATGCTGCTTTTGCATCCTATGTTACAATGGCAAGAATTGGAGTATCATCATTATCTTTAATAAAGAATCCTAGAGATAACCTGTATTATATTGTTGGTGTTTACAATTATAGAGATCTTACTGAGGAATCTGAAGATTCGCCTAATCTAACAATTGAATCTGAGGAGGATTTGAATGAGTTTATTCCTTCTGTTACATTTGCTGCTGAAGCAGACATGACAATGCTATCTGTTAGATCACTTTCTGGA